TTCTGATTTGGATCATATTGAAGCTGACTATCAGTATAGTAGAAATCAATTATACAAATTAATCCAAAAAGGTCAAAAGGCTATTGATGGCATTATAGATGTAGCTTCAGGCAGTGATCATCCAAGAGCCTATGAAGTTGCTTTCCAGGGCATGAAGCATGTCTCAGATATGACTGATAAATTGATTGACCTACAAAAGAAAATGAAAGCAATTGAAGAAGATGCTCCGCAAAGAGGTCCATCTACGATTAATAATACCATGTTTGTTGGATCTACTGCAGAATTGCAAAAGTTTCTAAAACAATCAAAAATAAATAATACAGAAGAATAGGAGTATTTTAATGTCTGTACTTAAGGTTGTCCAAAATATTGCTGCGGTGGCGTGTACTGGTGGTAACGCTACACAGTCCGCTGCAGTAATTGTACGAAGTGGAATTTATCGTTTTACTGCTGATGCTAGTGATGCAATTCATGTAGCATGGGGTGGCAATCCAACTGCGGTAGATGGGAATGATTTTCATATTCCAAAAGAAAGTTCTGAAATCGTAAAGTGTGCTACTCCAAAAAGAGTAAGAATTACTTCAATCACTAAAGGTGCAACCAACACAGTGATGAATATTCCTCTTGATACTGGTACTCCTGGACATCCTTTTGCAGTTGGTGATTATGTAACTCTTACTGGATCTTCCGTTGCTGCATACAATACTGGCATTGCACACTTAGCAGTTACAGCAGTTACTGACACTTCAATCACTGTTGCATTAAATTCATCTTCATATGCAGATTTTACTGGAACTGCGACTCTTTCAAATTCAATTAAATTTTCCGTAAAGCCTGATGGTAATGGCGCTGCTACAGGACATATCACTGAAGTTCAGATTGTAGGTGGATAATGGCACACAAAAAAGTTCCAACTGAAAAAGAAATTGCCAAAAAACATGGTGTATCAGTAGATTACGTTATCCGACAAGCTGAAGTCGGATCTACTGTAGAAAGAGAACATGTCACAAAGCATGACGAAGCTTACAATATTGCACTTCAGCACATTGCAGAATTTCCAGATTACTACAAGCACTTACTCAAAATGGAAAAGAAACTAAAAGGGGAATGGAAAAACGGCAAAAAAGCTGTTAAGGAAGAAAAGGAAGAGGTACGTTATTGCCATCTTTGTGAAAAAGAAGAAACTAAATCTCAGTGTTCATATGGCCCAAGTGCATGGGAGATGAATTCTAGAAAACTTCTTACCATGAAGGAAGATCATAAAGAGATTGATTCTGGGAAAATCAAAGATCATGAAGGTTACATGGCAAGACTTGAGCTAGATCAAATGGAAAGATCTATCGCTATGCTTCGTAAAGTTATTCGTAAATCAGATCAGCAACTACCTGCATGGGTTCAGTCTAAAATTACTAGGGCTGCCGACTTTGTAGACACTGCTGCAGAATATCTTGCATCAGATGAAAAAATTAGTGAGGGAAAATCATTTTCACAGTTCATGAAAGAGGCAAGCTTTGAGATTGGTGCTGGACACAAATCTGTTCAGAAGCAAGCAAAAATTGGAAAACTTGCAGATAAAACTGATAATCCTAACGAAAGGAAGGTGGCAAACACAATGAGAAAAGGTCCAGAATGGAAAAAACCAAAGTTATAATAACATATTATGAGTGAAAGATCTAGTTATAAAGGTAATCCTAACCTAAAACCTTCTAACGTACAAATACAATTTACTTCTGAACAATTAGAAGAGTATTTAAAGTGTCAAGAGGATCCAATTTATTTTGCTAAAAAATATATCAAAATTGTTTCTCTTGACGAAGGTTTGGTCCCATTTAAAATGTGGGACTTTCAGGAAAAATTAATTGATAATTTCCATAAGCATAGATTCAATATTGCGAAGCTTCCTAGACAAACTGGTAAGTCAACAACTGTTGTATCTTACCTGCTTCACTATGCTCTTTTTAACCCAAACGTAAAAATAGCGATTCTTGCAAACAAAGCGGAGACCTCAAGGGAACTTCTATCCAGATTGCAGTTATCATATGAAAATCTACCTAAATGGCTACAGCAGGGCGTGGGTTCTTGGAACCGTGGCTCACTGGAGCTAGAGAACGGATCTAAGATTATTGCTGCCTCTACCTCCTCATCTGCTGTCCGAGGGAACTCATTTAACATCATTTTCTTGGACGAATTTGCGTTCATTCCAAACCACATTGCAGAGCAGTTCTTCAGTTCTGTATACCCAACCATTTCATCTGGTAAGACAACCAAAGTTATTATCATTTCCACTCCAAATGGAATGAACATGTTCTACAAATTCTGGCATGATGCAGAACGAGGAAAGAACAGTTACACCCCTCTTGAAGTTAACTGGTGGGATGTCCCAGGTAGAGATCAGAAGTGGAAAGAAGAAACTATTGCAAACACTTCTCAAAGACAGTTTGAGCAGGAGTTTGAATGTACCTTCCTGGGATCTGTTGACACTCTTATCAATCCAAATAAACTTCGTTCCATGGTGTACGAAGATCCACTAAAGAGAAGTGGAGGATTGGATATCTATGAAGAAGTTATTGAAGGTCATGATTATGTAATGACTGTTGACGTTGCCAGAGGAGTTGGCAATGATTACTCTGCGTTTGCTGTTGTAGATGTTACTACTATCCCATATAAATTAGTAGCCAAATATAAGAACAATGAGATTAAACCAATCTTATTCCCAAACATTATTGATACTGTAGGACGTAATTATAACAACGCTAATGTGTTAGTGGAAGTGAATGATATTGGTGGACAAGTAGCAGATATTCTACAGTTTGATTTGGAATATGATAACTTATTAATGTGTGCAATGAAAGGTCGTGCTGGCCAGATAGTTGGGACTGGATTTTCAAATAAAGCACAGCTGGGAGTCAAGATGACTAAAGCTGTTAAAAAATATGGCTGTGCTAACCTAAAAGCATTAATTGAAGATGATAAATTATTAATCCCAGATTATGATATTATTAGTGAGTTGACCACGTTTATTCAAAAAAGTGATACATTCAATGCAGAAGAAGGTTGCAATGATGACCTTGCGATGTGCTTGGTTATTTTTTCTTGGTTAGCAACTCAACCTTACTTTAGGGAGCTTACTTCAAATGACGTTAGGAAAAGAATTTTTGAAGATCAAAGAGAGGCTATTGAACAGGATATGGCTCCATTTGGTTTTATACTGGATGGCTTAACTGATAATGAAACAACTTTTGTAGATACAAAGGGAGACTACTGGACTTCAGCTACAGATAACAAGTGGAATGTAGATGAATATGGTGATATGGCTTATATGTGGGAATACAAGTAAGCTCAAAATGCAAAGATAAATAAATAGTTTTGAGAAAAAAAATCTCATAGAGGTAATAAACATGGCGTTTGCTTCACCTGGAGTATCTATCAAGGAAGTTGACTTAACTCCTACAATTAATGTATCCGACCAAAATGTTGGAGCAGTTGTAATTGCTGCTGAAACTGGTCCTGTAGATACTGTAACTTTTGTTTCTAGTGAAAAAGAATTAATAGACACATTTGGCAAGCCAAATGACAACAATTATGAGTCTTGGTATGCTGCATCAACCATTATTCAGTATGGTGGCATTGTAGCAGTAGTAAGACCAACAAGTTCAAATATTGTACTAAGATCTGCATCTGATGCTGGTCTATCTAACTTTATCATCAAGAGTAAATTTGATTTCGATAATTATACTGGAACTGCATTCAAGTTTGCAGGAAGAAGTGCAGGTTCACTATTCAATTCAATCAAAGTAGTTGCAGTTGATCACGGTGCAGATCAGATAATTACTTACACTGGTACAGACCCTTCAGTAGTTGCTGGTGATGCAATTAGAATTCTAAATGGTGGAACTCTACTTGGCACTGGATGGATTTATAAAGTAGATACTACTGCAAATACTCTTCACATTATCCTAAACGATAGCACTAAGAGAATTCCATCTTCTGGAATTACTACTTATAGCATTACAGATAACGCTGGAACTCCTGTAGTATTAGTTGCAGCTGGCGAAATTGGATCTGTAAGCAATACTTACTACGATACTCTAGAATACGCTTCTGGATTAAAGTGGAGAGATGTAGCACCTCAACCAGGAACATCTTCATCAGTAGCTTCAAAGGGTGGTAGGTTTGATGAAATGCATATTCTTGTTCTCGATGAGGACGGAATTATTACAGGTACTCCAAATACAATTCTAGAAAAATATCTATTTGTTTCAAAAGCAAAAGATGCAAGCACTCTAGATGGATCACTAGTGTACTTCCACACTGCAATTGCAGAAAGATCCAAGTATATATTCCCAGGTTATTCAACTGGTTTAGATTTTATTGGCACTTCTAAAATTGCCCTTGAAGGAGTAACCAATACAACAATTGGAGAAGCTAATAGTGCAAATAAAGTATTTTCACCAATTCTAAGTTCAGGAGTTTCAGTTCTAGGTTTTAGCCTAACAGGTGGAACTGATTATGATTTTACAACTGATTCAGCTGATATTTCAGCTGCAGTAACTAACGGTTATGAACTCTTTAGAGATTCTGAAACTTTCAATGATATAGATTTCTTAATTCCAGGAACCATTAGTGCTGATAGAGCAGCTAAAGTAATTGATATTGCAGAATCAAGAAGAGATTGCGTAGCAGTAATTTCTCCAAGAAGATCAGATGTAATTAACAGTTCACCAAGTTCAGTTAAAACTGAAAACATTGTAGATTTCTTTAGTGGAATTGCAAGTAGTTCATTTGCGATGTTTGATTCTGGATACAAGTACATCTATGATAAGTTTAATGATACTTATCGTTATGTTCCTTGTGCAGCAGATGTTGCAGGTCTTTGTATTAACACCACTATCAACTCAGAAACTTGGTTCTCTCCAGCAGGTTACAACAGAGGTAACTTAAGAAATGCAACTAAACTTGCATACTCACCAAAGCAAAATGAAAGAGATAGACTTTACACAAATAGAATTAATCCTATCGTTTCTTTCCCAGGACAAGGAATCGTTTTATTCGGTGATAAGACTGCACTATCTTCTCCTAGTGCTTTTAACAGAATCAATGTTCGTAGACTCTTCATTGAACTTGAAAGAAACGTTGCTGGATTCTCTAAATTCCAACTGTTTGAAATGAATGATGAAGTAACTAGAAGTTCATTTAAGGCTGCAGTTGAACCTTACCTAAGAGGTGTCCAAGGTAGAAGAGGAATCTATGACTTCCTTGTAGTTTGTGATGAGACAAATAACACCGCAGATGTTATTGACAGAAATGAATTTAATGCTGAAATTTATATTAAGCCTGCAAGAAGTATTAACTTTATCACAATCACCTTTGTTGCTACACGAACTGGCATTTCCTTTGGCGAACTAACTCAGTAATTATTCTTTCGTAAACCATCTAGGAGAAAACAATGGCTAAGAGTATTTCAGATTTCAAATCATATTTAAAGAAGGGTGGTGCAAGACCTAATCTATTTTTGGTTAGATTAAATTTTCCATCTGACTTAGGGCAAGTTATAGATGTTGGTAACACTGGATCTTCATCTCCAAACTTAACCGCCCAAGCTGAATTTCTTGTAAAAACTGCACAAATTCCAGCATCAAATATTGGAACTATTGAAGTTCCTTTCCGTGGACGAATGTTGAAAGTTGCTGGAGACAGAACTTTTGAACCATGGTCAGTTACAGTAGTAAATGATGGAAATTTTGAAATTCGTAAAGCATTTGAAACATGGTCAAGAGGAATTAATGCCCTAACTGAAAACGTATCTCAGCTAGGATATGGTGCAAATGGTGGCGCATCTTACTGTGTTGATATGACAGTATATCAACTAAGCAGAGATGGCATAACACCAACTAGAGGACCAGATTCAACTACAGCAGGAACAGATAATCTAGACACAGTTCGTGCGTATAGATTCTATGATGCATGGCCATCTGCAATTTCTTCAATCGATCTATCCTTTGAAGCAAATGACCAAATTGAAGAGTTCACTGTAGAATTCCAGTATAACTTCTTTGAAGTAACTAAGGATAGAATTTGATACTAAATACATAAAAGAGTTTTAGGATTATTATGACGCAACTATTTGGTTTCTCTATTGAAGACAGAAGGAAGAAACCAGCAAAGGCGTTTTCACCAGCGCCTCCTAATGATGATGATGGCACCTCAGTTGTAGCTGCAGGTGCCTATTTTGGTCAGTACCTAGACCTAGAT